ATGTTTTGCGAAGAAAAAGTAGCTCAAATGGCTGCATACCTACTTCTTAAGAGAGGTGGGCGCATGGCATATCTGAAATTGATGAAGCTGCTCTATCTGTCTAACCGCCAGTCGATTTTGAAGCATGGCAGGATGATCGGCGAAGATAGCCTTTACTCTATGAAATTTGGACCAGTCATGTCGAATACGCTGAACTTGATTCGCGGTAAGGCTGAAGGCATTGGTGACTACTGGTACAACTTGATAGAGACGAACGGGCATAATGTATCGTTGCGTTCAGATCCGAGGGAAATGGATGCAGACGAGGTCTTTGATGAATTGAGTCGTGCAGATATCCGGATTTTAGATGAAATCTATTCTCGGTATGGGCATATGAACCGATTTGATCTCGCAAATATGACGCATTTAGAAAGCGTTTGTCCAGAGTGGCACGATCCTGGCAATTCTCGTAAGCCTATAGACCTGAAAGAAATGCTGATCAGTGAGGGTAAAAGCGAGGATGAGGCTAATCGCATAATTGGCAAAATGGAAGAATCTCAGAAACTTAAGGAATTTTCTTTGCAATTATCATGACGGATTATCAGCCATACAGGAAAGGAACTGTGCTTGCCCCAACTGGACCATGCAATCATCTTCATGTGATTTGTAATGATCCTGTTTATTACCCCGTTAACGATTGTTATTGTGTTTTAGTTGTTAATATTTCTAGTATCAAGGATGGTGTCCCCCACGATCCGTCTTGCGTCTTGAATTCTGGTGATCATCGCTTTATCAAGCATCCAAGTTATGTTGTTTACGCTGAAGCTATAATTTGGCGAGTGGATAACATGGTTAGAAAGCAGCGATCGGGTGAGATTTCTGTTCATGATGATATGCCAGAAGCTACATTCAATAGAATTCTGGACGGTTTTGATATCTCTGATGAAGTTACGCCAAAGAACCTTAAATTTAAAAATAAATATTGCGTATCATCTATTGATGATGAGTAAACAACAGGAATTGTTTCGGTATAACTTCTGGAGTTTTCTATGGAAGATCAAAAAGCAACCAAGCCACAGCTTAAGTTCGACACAATGAAAGCATTCGCAGGTATGGGGGCTGCTGTTGAAGTTCTGATGAAGGCTGCTCCTAATGCGTTCACTCACGCTACTGTCTCTGGTAAAGAGCAGCAGGGTAAGCTTCGTCGTCGCAAAGCAGCATGATCATAGCTGGTGCTTTTTGAAAACCCGCCTTTAGGCGGGTTTTTTCTTTAGTGATGTTCTTTGCCCTTCTGTTTGCCTGTTCTGACCTGTTCCCACTCGATACGTCCTTCTTCTCGTCTTTTGTCTATGTATTCCGCAAGATCCTGAATATTGATGCAACGTTTTGCTTTTTGTGATGTGCCGATGCGATATGTTGGAACGGGCAACTTACAAGCGTTTGCTTTTGCTTCTGCTGTGGCTGGACTCATACCAAAGTACTTTTGGCTAACTGCTGAGAGTTCAATGTTTGAGGTATTGAATTCAGCCATCAGTAAAAACAAGGTGTTCATAAATTTCTCCATTATCCCGGCTGCACCCGAGGGTAATATATTAATTAATAGCATCTTTGCTCTGAAGTACAGCAAATGCCATTAATACCTCTAAAGTATATCGTCTATAAAACTTAACGAATCCAACATAAAAAACATAGACGAAGAAAAAGCTAAGTAGCGTCGAAATAGAAATATAAGACACCGCCCCACCTTCTATAGCACGATAAATTAATGTTAGAAATGATATCCAAAATGTAATTACAAATACTAAACAAATATTTCTGCAAAAACCATATAATGCAACATAGTTTTGAATTTTTGTTTGATGTTGATTAGAAAATTCATAGACGTAATGATAAGCCAATCTGAAAAGATCATCATGAAGACCTGTCCTGATGTTTAATAATTTATCGTCTATTCTGAATTTTTTTTCATAACCTTCTTTGATCATTAGCCATGTGGTATTAGCTAATTGAAATGGCAATGATTGTGAATAACATAGTTTTTGAGTGGCGTAATCCCATGGTATTATCGGGAATAACATTACTTTGATTATGCAGTATTTTATTTTTCTCTTTGTGTCTTCGTTCTGTTTGTCACTTGATGGTGTTAAGACGTTTTTTTTGTCATCTGATAACTTATTAAATAGATATTCTGACGGATATTGCAATTCTTCGTTCATATATTTTTCAATAAAAAATGCGGATGTGATAGATATAAAGTGTCCAGCTATGTAAGATATGATTACTATTGAACCATAGTTCAAAATGCCAAAGATTTGACTTTGACCTCTGAGCAATTCAGTTAAGTCAATAACAATATCTAGATCGAATGTCAAACCACAGAAATACATTAATAGGATAAAAAAACCACCTGGTATTAAATATCCAAGAAAGTCATAGAATGAGAATGGATTTTGATTCATTGTTGCTCTCCAATAATTTTTCAATTTGTAATATAACCTATATCTATATGTTAATAAATTACTTATATGTTCTTTTATGGCAGAGTTTGAATTCGTACGTGCTGATTTTTACGACTCAGTTAACTCTTTAAAGCGTTCCATAAACATCCCATAGGCATGGCCTGGCGACAGTGGAATAACTTTGAACATCTCTGTTGCCGGGATACCTTCCAGTACAGGCCAGAAAGAGCCATCATCAAGCCCGAGATCGCGGCGTTCGGTTGCCAGCATGATGAGATCGGCATATTTCACAGGCGTGCTCATAACCGTGGGTAACCCGTATTTCTCACGGATTACGGCGTCTATTTTTTCTTCCATCCGTTTATAGTCAGGAAGAAGACGTTTCAGCGGCGTGGGGATGTCCTGGCAATACGCTTCTGTTGCATCATGCATTAACGCTTCAAAAGCAAATTCCTGCGGCACCAGCTGGCTGCAAAGCACCGCATGTTGGGCGACACTGTAGAAGTGTGAAAGATGACCGGCAAAGCGACAGATATTTGAAAGGGAAACCGCGATATCGTTAATCACGATGTCGTCTTTATTTATCCTGTCATAATAAAAATGCTTCCCGGAAAAAGTTTTAATAAATGACATTTTGTTCTCCGCGTATATGTGCTGCACCACGCTGAATTCTGGTAAAAGGAAGCCCTCACCATCCGGCGATTATTGAGTCAATTACGTTTCCATAAATGCCCCCGCAGGGGCATTTGCAGTAATGAAATCAGGCGGTGAAAGTACCAATAAAGGTTTCTACTTTGCTGTCTTTGAATTTCTCAACAAGCAGATCACGAAATTCGTTAGCCATTTCTTCCTGCACCGCCTCCAGCTGAATAATGCGCAGAACCAGTACAGGACGATCGCCAGTGATAATGCTGAGGCGTAATTTAAATGGACGTTCTTTCAGACCTTCAAACGGAACGCATTTAAATTCAAATGCCACTGGCATAATATCTTTGGTTTTCGCTTCGACAGACTCCATCAGGGAGCGTTTGCCGCTGAAGTCATTATCTTCAAAATCAGCGGTCTGGTTTGCTTCAATCGTGATTTTACGGACAGCCGCAGCCGCTTTTGTTGCCTGAATAGCGTCACCATTAGCATCAAAGCCCACAAGGTAGTCGGCCCAGTCTTCAATCCATTCTGCCAGTGACTTCTGGGAATGACGCTCGCCATTAACAGACAACAGAGCAGAGAACGGTGCTGTCTTTTTCAGTTTGAGAGTGGCAGTGTTATCTGCGTGACCTGGCTCATCAATAGTACCCAGGTTAAGCACACTGACGGCACGCATATTATCGGCATCGATAAAGCAGCGGGTGCCTTCATCTGCAAGATCTTTAGAATAACGAGTAAAGTCATCGATGCTGGCAGTGGAAAGCGCACCACGGAAACGGAAACGATTTAAATTAAATTTTTCCAGATCATGAATGCGGAAATTCTCAGGCAATGCCACAGCATCGGCACCAATCTTACTGATAATTTCATTAACACCCTGAGCAGAAATAAGGGCATGGATTTGATTAATTGCGGTTGCGTCTAAGTTCTGAGACATAATAAGTCCTCACTATATAAAAATATTCAGTGATGAGAGAAATAATCAGTTTATTAAAAACGATATTAATGACCTGCTGCGCGGAGTTTTCCGTCAGGTTCACCGGCAAGAGTCAGTAATTGTCCCTGGTCTTCCTGCAGAATAGTCAGGCGACCACCGCGATTGACATACATCGGCGTTTCGGTGGTGTCTTCTTCGGAAATTTTCCCGCGGTTAGTCGGGCGAACATATGAGAGTTTGTGTTTGATTTTCACACGGTTCTCATCAAATGGTTCGATTTCCAGGTTGAGCGAGACCTTACCTTTGGTTTTCGTATTCATCACACCGGAAGCGACTTCACTGAGAACAGCGCCGATTTTGGTTTCAAATACGCCGCCGTCCAGCTCCCCGATAAATGCCTGCACATCAGTACTGCGTTCGCTAGCCATTTTGCTGCTCCTCATCATATCGACCCTGCAAGGTCGGTTGGTTTCTCCACAAAACAGAGAAGAACACCTGCGGTGGCAGCCGCCCGGATGGATTGGGTTATGAGCCCGTCGGCCGGTGATGCTCTTCTCTGTTTTGTAAAAAGAGCGGTACCAGCCGGAAGCAAGTGTACAAACTGGTACCGCCAAAGCAGTGGCTGTTGTGGTGACCGGTGCTGATCTCCGGCTTGCGGTTATTTCAGACTCTCACGGGCGTTTAATTGCCCCGCCGAACAGCTCTTTTCCGCAATAGCTGCAATGTCTTTCGCGCATCAGCCTGCGCATTCACCACAACTCTAAAAACAAATGTAGGATATCCAACATGTGAGTGTCAAGAGTTTATGTTGGTTATCCTACATAAAAAGATAGGCTCATAAAAAAACCGGGGATACCCCGGTTTTGCGATAGTGAGGAAGATGTGTCAAAAATCCATTATTACTTGTTTGACAAGACCAACTATTCTGCAGTTCTCACCGCATTCAATAGTTTTATAGTTAGGATTTAGTGGGACGAGATACCTGTTCGGCCAGTCCTCAACAAATTTTTTGAGTGTCGCTTCTTGCCCACCATTGATATGGGCAACAACGATTTTTCCGTTAATACACTCTGTATCAATAATATCTGGCTCTACGATAACGATAGAACCTTCTGGTATCGATGGTGAGCCGAGGGGATTGGTCATTGAATCACCACGGACCCGTAGTGCAAATGCCATTTCTGATACAAGGGCGGTAGTATAAACCCACTCTTCAGCATCTTCTTTCCTGACACCTGGCTCCGTCATTGTCCATGAACCCGCCTGAACCCACGAGATTAGGGGGACTTTTTTAACTGCGAATATTTCAGGTTTTAGATTTATCTTTGGTTCAGGCGAGCCTTTTCCGCTAACAAGCCACAGAGGATCGCATTTAAGTGCGTTGGCTAGGGCTTGAAGGTTGGCTCCATTTGGTTGGTAGTCGTCCTTTTCCCATCCAGTAACCGTGACACGGTTCACACCAGTCAAATCAGCCAGTGCTTGTTGTGTCAGGTTCAGTTCTTTTCGCCTTTGGCGAATACGATCACTCATGTTCATCATGTAGGCAATCCTACCACATGCCCATGTAGGATTCTTGACATTGGCATGTTGGATATCCTACATTTCTGCTTAACGTAATTTAACGGGAGACAGAAATGCGGAAATCCGACGTGATTAATTATTTCGGCGGAGTTTGTAAAACCGCCGAAGCCCTAGGTATTAAGCATCCGTCTGTTTCAGAGTGGCCTGAGATTATTCCTGAAGGCCGAGCGTACCAGTTAGAAAAAATTACTAACGGGAAACTGAAAGTTGACGTGTCTTTATATCAAAAGACTAACAGTGCTGCGGCATAAAAACACCACAGAAATGAGGAATTAACCGTGGGTAAAGAACCTGAATGGAAAGTTGATAAACAACCAGCATGGCTGGTGGCAGCAATACGAAGAACGATTGCTGATTTACCTCATGGCTATGAGGAAGCAGCAGAAATTCTTGGTTTGTATAAATCTGATGATATCACCCCAGCAAAAGATCAATTGCATAACAGACTGCGTAGCGGTGGGGATCAAATTTTTCCACTTGAGTGGGCCATGGTTTTACAGGATGCCAGTGGTACCAGGCATGTAACAGATGCAATAGCCCGTCGTAGTAATGGGGTGTTTGTGCCGCTGGTGGTCATTGATGACATTGACAATGGTGACATTAATCAGCGGCTGATGGAGTCAATAGAATGGATTGGCAAGCATTCCCAGTACTTACGCAAGGCAACTGCTGATGGAGTTATTGACCAGGCTGAGCGTGAGCAAATCGAAGAGAACAGCTACCAAGTAATGGCGAAGTGGCAGGAGCATTTAACACTGTTATTTCGTGTTTTTTGTGCGCCGGAAAAGAGTAACGCCCGCGAGTGTGCAGCTCCGGGCGTCGTGGCGTCGATTGCTTCTGGTTGTGGAGAAACTAACGCATGAATAGTTTAACGGCAAATAACCGTTTGTCGCAACAGCTGGTGGTCAGCGTCGCTGAACACCTGTTGTTACGGCATGAATGCAGATTACCAAATCACCTGGCTGTAAGTAACCACAGAGAACTTTACCTGACTGTGGGGGGCGAGTTGTGCAGGAACTTAACCGCTGGTTTCGTGACGGAAGAGGGCTTTATGTCCATGTTATTCGTTGGGAGCCAGAAACACAGCGCGTTATCTATCTTCGCAAAGACTACCCGCATGAGTGCTTTAGTCCTTTGTGGAAATTCAGGCGTGATTTTGTTGAGTGTGAAGGACCACCAGCATATTGATTCTGCAATTCCGGGACGTTACACTGCTCAGGCACCTTATAAAGCGGGTGCCGGGATTGGCGTCCTGAAATTGTCAACGGCGATGTATGACGCGCCAGCGTCTTTTTTATCGTCCGCATTTGCTCACATCCAGATTATGGTGGGCTGGGCGGGGGCACCGAAAGGTGCGCCGGTCTCCGTTGACGCCGGTTACGCCAACCCCGTCCAGTTCACCACCAGTGAAATTGGCGTTTCCGGTGGTGGAAGTTTTTCACTGTCAACGGAGGCTGCCATCATGGCTACGATCCCAGCCCTCACTCAACCTGAAATCACCATTGACAACGGCCAGGCCGTTACCACTTCTTTGGCTGTTGCCAACTTCTTCTCCAAGCGTCACGACGATGTGCTGAAAAAGATCCGCACTCTGGATTGTTCCCCAGAGTTTTGTGCCCGCAATTTTGCGGAGACATCGATTTCGGTAAATCAACCGAACGGTGGTACACGCAAGCTCCCTTGCTATCAAATCACACGAGACGGTTTTGCGTTTCTTGCTATGGGTTTCACGGGTAAACGTGCTGCCCGGTTCAAAGAGGCATACATAAATGCCTTTAACCAGATGGAGAAACAGCTTTCAAAGCCCGCTGTACCGAGCGACGTTGCACATAACGCCAGCGTTCTCTGTTCCTACATTTCATCAATTCATCAGGTCTGGCTGCAGCAGCTTTATCCTATGTTGGCAAAAGCCGAATCTCCGCTGGCTGTTAGCTTATATGACTATATTAATGATGCTTCGGCGCTGGCCAGTCTCATAAATTTGTCGCTGAACCCTTCAGAGGTAAGGGGGCGCAAATGATCCGGAATATTTTCAAACGGTTTACCAATCATACTTTCCGTTGTCCTCGTCCGGGTCAGTGGTACACCACGCCTGCTGGGCATGTTCTACGTGTTAGCCTGGTTGACCGTGAATGTCAGAAGGTGGTTTGTGAACCGCTGGGCCGTAATTACCGCGTCAGTATGCCGCTTATAGCCTTTTGCTCCGGAAAAATGTTTAAGCGTCTGGGAGGTGTGGCGTGAACTGTTTTCAGTTTGTGTGCGGATGTGCTTTCGATAACCCGATTCAGCGCCTGATTATGTTGCGTGTTTTGATGTCGGGTTCTTCAGACGGTGAAGGCGAGAGAGTTATTGATCATCAGGTGCTTGCTGATTTCTGCTGTTGTTCTAAGCAAGCGATATTCAGGGAAACCCTGGCACTGGAAAGAGCTGGTTATCTTCATATCCGAAAAATTGCAACGCTTACTATTGATGCAAAAGCCAGACTACAACCTGCGCGTGGCTACACAATTCTCATGCTGCGGAAGGAGGTTGTATGAGCCGTTACGCCCCCACACCGGAAGTTATGGCTATTGGTCAAATTAATATTTCCGGCAATGTTACACCTGCGACCTAGTGGAAATATATTCGACTACCCAGTGGGCGTCCGGATGCGACGGCTATCGCTCTGCTTTCAGAGATCGTTTACTGGTACCGCCCGACAGAGGTCAGGGATGAGCACACCGGAGCGTTGCTGGGATATCGCAAGCGTTTTCAGGGCGACAAACTGCAAAGAAGCTACCAGGCGTTTGCTGAGCAGTTTGGTTTCGGGAAAAGGGAAACCGCAGATGCGCTGAAGCGTCTGCGCGATGCAGGGTTTATTACTCTGGATTTACGCACGGTGGAAATGCTCGATGGGGTGAAATGCAGCAATATTTTGTTTGTCGGGATCAACCCACAGGCAATTGCGGCCATCACCACACCTTCTTCTGTTTCGCCAGAAAGTAACAGCAATAATGCAATCAGCGATACAGCTATTACGTTAAAACGGAACACCCCCCGACGTCATAACGGAACAGGGGATACGCCGAATGTTGATACAAATACAGAGATTACTACAGAGATTACTACAGAGATTACAACGGAGACTAAAAACACTATTGGCGCATCCGCTGACGCGTCTGCACCAGCGCGTTCTGCCAGACAGGAATATTCACCGGAATTTGAACAGGCCTGGCAGGAATATCCCAAACGTGCTGGTGGTAATTCAAAATCCGCCGCTTTTAAAGCCTGGAAAGCCCGAATCAGGGAAGGTGTGACACCCGAAACCATGCTCGACGGTGTGAAACGCTATGCCGCCTGGGTGCGTGTCTCTGGAAATACCGGTACCCAGTTCGTGAAGCAGGCGTCGACGTTCTTTGGTCCGGATCGTCATTTCGAAGAATCCTGGGAAGTTCCTGCGGTATCTGCAGCCAGACGCGAGGACCCGTACTTCAAAGCCAGTTACGACAACGTGGACTACAGCCAGATCCCGGAAGGATTCAGGGGGTGATCATGAGTCTTTTGAATGAAGTTCAGAAATTCATTGAAGCCCATCCGGGGTGTACTTCCGGAGACATTGCGGATGCTTTTTACGTGGGGGCTTAATGAGTAATAAATATTGCCAGGCGCTGGTAGAACTGCGGAACAAACCAGCCCATGAACTGAAGGAAGTGGGCGATCAGTGGCGCACGCCGGACAACATTTTCTGGGGAATTAACACCTTGTTTGGTCCGTTTGTTCTGGATCTGTTCACTGACGGTGATAACGCCAAATGTGCCGCGTATTACACGGCGGAAGACAACGCGCTGGCGCATGACTGGTCAGAACGTCTTGCGGAGCTTAAAGGTGCTGCCTTTGGTAATCCCCCATACAGCCGCGCCAGTCAGCATGAGGGGCAATACATCACCGGCATGCGTTACATCATGAAACATGCCAGTGCCATGCGTGATAAGGGCGGGCGCTATGTTTTCCTGATCAAAGCGGCCACCAGCGAAGTGTGGTGGCCGGAAGATGCAGATCATATTGCTTTTATTCGCGGGCGTATTGGTTTTGAACTGCCAGCCTGGTTTATCCCGAAAGACGAAAAGCAGGTGCCAACAGGTGCTTTCTTCGCTGGTGCTATTGCTGTTTTCGACAAGACCTGGAAGGGAGCGGCAATCAGCTACATCGGGCGCGATGAACTTGAGGCATGTGGTGAGGCGTTTCTGGCGCAGGTTCGCCAGCAGGCGGAAAAACTGGTCAGGGAGATGGCGGCATGACGACATTAACTCAATGCCAGCAGCAGGTGCTGGATATGCTGATTTCTTATCAGAAAGAACGTGGCTTCCCGCCAACCAATCAGGAGGTGGCAACCATGCTGGGATACCGTTCGGTGAATGCAGCGGTGGAGCATCTTCGCGCACTGGAGAAAAAAGGTGTCATCACGATAAAGCGTGGCGTGGCCCGGGGTATCACTCTTCATACCGCGGTGAAGGACGACGACAGCGAGGCGGTCGGGATTATCCGCGCCCTGCTTGCCGGTGAGGCAAACGCCAGGCTGCGTGCAGCCCACTGGTTACATGAGAGGGGCCTGAAAGTATGAAGCTAATACTGCCTTTTCCGCCCAGCGTGAACACGTACTGGCGACACCCCAACAAAGGGGCGTTTGCTGGTAAGAGCCTGATAAGCGCGGCGGGGCGAAAATTCCAGAGCGCGGCGTGTGCAGCAATAGTTGAGCAGTTACGTCGTCTGCCGAAACCAACGTCGGCACCTGCTTCAGTGGAGATCGTGTTGTTTCCTCCGGATAACCGGATCCGCGATCTGGACAACTATAACAAGGCGCTGTTTGACGCCCTGACCCACGCGGGTGTGTGGGAAGACGACAGACAGGTGAAAAGAATGCTGGTGGAGTGGGGACCGGTTATCCCGGAGGGGAAGGTCGAGATCACTATCAGTAAGTACGAAAAAGCGAGTTGCAAATTAGCAACTCGGTAACGGAATTGAGCAACACCCTAAATTTGGGTATTACCTCGTTAAAGATACTGTATTTATGAACAGTGTATCCTTGATAACTATTAAAAATCGCAGTAAGTTCATCCTGCATCAACGAAAAGGGAGTGCAGTCCCGCTCGTGGATAAAAATTTGTGGAGAAACCAATGAATCAGTTGCTTGTAATTGATGGCGTTTCTGTGCGCCAGTACTTCGAATCTAACTACTGTCTTAACGACCTTCAGAAAGCTGCTCTTCTTGCCGCTGGTGAGAATCGCTCCTCCCGTTCGCTGGAAGTTCACGAGTTTATGCGTCGTCCTGAAACGAAGGCTCTTGTGGAATTATTGGAAGAAGAAACTACGGGAGATTCCCGTAGTATTCCTGTCATCACCATTCAGGGGCGCAATGGTGGGACGTATGTCTGTAAAGAGCTGGTCTATGCATATGCAATGTGGATCAGCCCGGCATTCAGCTTAAAAGTGATACGTACTTTTGATGCGCTTCATAATTCATCACCAGAAGAAACCACATCCGACAAAATTAAATCCGGGGTCATTCTGCTTGAATCAGCAGCAAAGACTCTAAATCTGTCAAACTCCTCGAAACTTGGTGCATACCAGAAATTATCAAAGGTAGCTGGTCTTCCTGAACTTATGCCGATCTATGCCATTGATGCACCTGCTGATGCGCCAGATGGTTCAAGCCGCCCTACGCTGTCGCTGAGTGCACTGCTGAAGCAGTATGGTATCCGCCTGACGGCTAATCAGGCATATCACCAGATGGCGAAGCTGGGGATCGTTGAACAACGCGAACGATACAGCCGTACCGCGATTAACAACATCAAAAAATTCTGGTCGCTGACAGCGAAAGGTTGCATGTTCGGCAAGAACATCACCAGTCCCGCAAATCCGCGCGAGACGCAGCCGCATTTCTTCGAATCCCGATTCCCTGAGCTGTTAAAGCTGCTCGATACCGTTCATTGAGGTGACCGTGAGAGCACTACTGACCCCTGAAATTGCCCCGCGTATGGGGATCGTATTGTTCAGACCCGGTTCAGAGCTGATGCCCCTGTTTATGCAGGGGCGTGTCCTGCTGGAGCCTGAGCCGGAACGTTATTCATCTTTTGCCAGTGGTGCCGTTCCGGCAGCATCACAACCGCTGGCGGATGATCCTGCCGTTCGGGCCGTGTTCCGCAATGAGGCAGTGATCCGTCGTGCTGGTGGCGTGGAATGTCTTGAAAGCTGGTTACTTCGTGAAAAAGGTTGCCAGTGGCCTCATTCCGACTGGCACAGCGAGAACATGACCACAATGCGACACGCGCCGGGCGCAATCCGTCTGTGCTGGCACTGCGATAACCAGCTGCGCGATCAGTTCACGGAACGGCTGGAATCAATGGCAACGGATAACTGTGCCCGCTGGGTGTTGTCTGTTGTGCGTCGGGATCTCGGTTTTGATGACAGTCACGTTGTGACAATGCCGGAACTGTGCTGGTGGCTGGTTCGTAATGATCTGGCGGATGCCTTACCGGAAAGTGCAGCCCGTAAGGCACTGAGATTACCGAAGCCTGTTGTGCCGTCTGTCACCCGGGAGAGTGACCTTGTGCCTTCGGTTCCGGCCACCAGCATCATCCAGAATAAAGCGAAAAAGGTGCTGGCGCTGAAAGTGGATCCGGAGTCGCCGGAGTCTTTTATGTTACGCCCAAAACGTCGCCGCTGGGTTAACGAAAAGTACACGCGCTGGGTTAAGACGCAGCCGTGTGCATGTTGTGGAAAGCCTGCTGATGATCCCCACCACCTGATAGGCCACGGTCAGGGGGGAATGGGTACAAAAGCGCATGACCTCTTCGTGCTGCCTTTGTGCAGAAAGCATCACGACGAGCTGCATGCGGATACCGTGGCATTTGAAGAGAAGTATGGCTCCCAGCTGGAGCTGATATTTCGTTTTATCGATCGTGCGCTGGCAATAGGCGTGCTGGCCTGATTTTGTGGAGAAAGTTGATGCGTGATATTCAAATGGTTCTTGAACGTTGGGGGGCATGGGTGGCAAATAATCACGAGGATGTGGAATGGTCATCTGTTGCTGCAGGTTTTAAGGGATTAATTCCTTCGAAAGTAAAATCCCGCCCGCAATGTAGCGATGACGATGGCCTGATCATTAGCTCTGCGATGACAGTTCTTAAGAAAAAGGAACCGTATCAATACGAATTACTGGAAATGTATTATGTGTATGGGGTTACATTACGGGTATTGGGGGTAAAACTGGGGATATCACTTAATCAGGTTGTTATCAGACTGCAGAAAGCTGAAGGGTTTATTGACGGTTGTCTGGCAATGTTGGGGGCATCTTTAGAAATTGATTGTTACATATAGTAATAAATTCAATCAAAGTAAATAATCATATTTTATTATAACCTCCTGATGATACCTGTTCATTGGGAGGTTATTATGGATAAAAATGTAGAGCATGTATTAGTTGATGCAATTGAAAATAAGCAATCTTTAACAGTCGTTTACTTAGGAGGGAGCCAGCCCGGAACATTAAGGAATATTTCTCCGATTAGTATAAATGGGGATAAATTGCGGGCAAGATGCCATAGTTCTGGAGCAGTAAAGGTTTTCAATCTTGGGAAAATACAGTTACCCAGTGACTCCTGCGCGGTATCTATGCACTATGGAGATTTAAAAGTTAAAGCTTATGAGACGATGCAGAGCGTAAATGACAACTTTCATGCCCTTTATCCTGAAGGACGATGGGGTGTTGATTTTAATGAGCATCGCTTTGCTTTATTTGATTTTTTTAAAAACGGGAAACGAAAAAAAACGGCATTTATGGCAATTGAGTTCAGGGAAAGAGATGAAGAGAAAATAATAACAGGTGTAACAATTGATATTGGTATATCTGGAACAGTGATTTCTGAGAAGTCCCGAATCCCAAAAAGACGACCATGGGTAGTGGTTGGTCCCGAACACGGAGAATACAGTACTTATTCAACTTTGGACAAGGCTGCTACAGCGTTTTTTGAGAGGCTTTCGTTGATAGCATCCGGCCTGGAAGATAATTGATTTTATGTTTGGTATTCAGAGTTCGCCGTGCTTAAGAAAGTCAAGATTCTAAAAATACTGAATGAGCTACTTGTGTTATAACAAAAATGCTATTAGTGTGTTAAGAGTGGTTACTTCGCCACACAACTTAAACCCGCCACTGAGCGGGTTTTTTGTACCTGTAAACTTGGTGCAGTACAGTAAACACGCTGGTGGTCGTGAATACTGACTTTTTATCTTGCTGGCTTTTTAGACAAGAGTTATTGGTATGTCATGTTAACCAGAAGGGAAAAAGACATGCTAAAACAGCAAGATATGACCGAAACCGCCAGAGTGGTGTTTAATGAATTGAGCGTCACCGAACCGGCGACAGTCGGGGAGATTGCGCAGAATACTTACCTTTCACGCGAACGCTGCCAGTTAATACTGACCCAGCTGGTTATGGCGGGTCTGGCA